AGTATGAAACAATTAGAACAAATGGGTAAAAGAGCATAATGGCTGAACAAACTACTATAACTAGACCATCACCGATAATAGAAGAAGCACAAAAAAGTTATCTAGAATCTTTACGAGATCAAGTACAAACGCCACTTGATACCAGTAAGTTTGCTCCAGGTGTGGCAGGTGTTGGCGCGTTAGAACAAGCTGCACAACAACAAGCTGCAACACAAGCAGGACTTGGTACATTATCTTTTGATCCTACAACAGGAACAGTGACAGGTGTAGGAGCTGGTACAGGTGTTGGAGGTTTTCAACCATTTTTAGATGCAGCACAAGCTGCAACAGGACCAACTGCATTTCAAGCATTTCAATCTCCATATCAACAAGCAGTTACAGATGCTACACTAGCAGAATTTGATAGAACTAGAGGAGCAGGAGAACAAGCCATTGCAGATGCTGCAGTTAGAGCTGGAGCTTTTGGTGGTGGTAGAGAAGGAGTACAACTAGCAGAATATCAAACTAAATCAGATTTAGACAGAGCAAGATTATTGGCACAACTAAACCAAGCAGGATTTACACAAGCACAACAATTAGCTGCACAACAGTTTGGACAACAAGCACAATTAGCACAACTACAACCTAATTTAGCGATGCAAAACATTGGCATAGTTGGTGGTTTAGGAACACAAGATTTTCAAAGAAGACAAGCTATTGAGGATGCAGCAAGAGAGGCGTCAAGACTACAACAATTTGAAGCAATAGAGAGATTAGGCAGATTAGGACAAGGTATAGCGGGTATAACACCGGGTGGTGGATCAATTCAAACTATATCTGGTGTACAACAGCCAGCAGCTAGTCCAATAGGATCTGCGTTAACAGCAGGATTAGGAGCGTTTAGTTTAGGAAAACTATTCGGATTAGGTTAATGAATCCAAAAATAATGAAAAGACCTATGTTTAGAATGGGTGGGTCTGCAAGACCTGGTTATCAAGATAGTAATTATGCAGATCTTGTAAAACAAATACGAAAAGATTTATCAGATAGAACGGCAAGAAGAGATGAATACTTAAGAGGTGTTAAATCTGTGTTGCCTTTATCTGTTTTATCACAAACTAGTGGCTTAGGATCAATAAGAAAACCCATGGATGTTATAAATTTATTGTCTGAAATAGGGACAAATCCAGCTACGTTTGCTGCATTGATGAAATCTAAAAGCATAGATATGAAAATGGATGAAGGTGCTTTAAAAGACAAACTTGCTTTAGCTAAATTAATAAAACCTACAGGATCTTTAGGACAAAAAGTTTATGAAATGAAAAAAACTGATTTAGCTGCAATCAATAAAAAAATAAAAGCAATAAGAGAAGGAAAAGTAGAAGGTGATATAAGTGAATTAGAAGAACAGAAAAAACTTATATATGGAGGAGTTGAAACAGAGGCTGATATAAGAGCGGCAATATCAGATGCGTATTTTGAGCAAAACCAATCTTATCCATCAAAAGAGTATGTAGACCGACAAGTTGAAAAGAGAAAAGCAGCTTTAGGATTAGCCACTGGTGGTAGAGTAGGTTTTCAAGAGGGCACACCTAATCCTGAATTTACAATGCCAGAACCAAAACCAAAAGAAGCTGTGCAAGATAGACAATTAGATACACTTATGAAAGCAGCGCCTACATTAGAAGACCCTAACCAAGCTAAAAGTATGAGTGAGGGTGACATGTATGCAGCTTTAAGAAGAAGATTACCACAAGAAATTACAGATGATGTAGTTAGACTAATAGCTTACAACCCAGAAGCATTCGCTGACTTTGCAGATATACAAGATCAATCAGACGTAGATTCTTTCAACCAAAAATACAACGTACAATTAGTATTACCAGTTGAAAACGTAACCTAGGAGGCACCATGTCGGAAGATAGAAGGCGTCCTTTTCTAAAACAAGCACAAGGTAAGTCAGCAGAAGATAGAACTTTCTTTGAAAAGATAGCTGTGGGTATTTATGGTGAAGACAAAGAGCTTCTACCAGATCTTCAACTAGATGATAACTTTGAAGATTTAATCACACAACTACCCCTAGATGTACAAGACGATGTTCTTAGATATAAAAATATATTTAGAGCAACTCCAGAAGTTTTAGAAAATTATTTAGAAGAATACAGAGACAAAGGTTTTTCTGATTACATAGAAAAATCTAGATTCTACGATGATGGTATAAAACTAGCAGATCAAGACCAAGCTAGGTTTCAAGACTATAATTTTTTAGGTAAAGGTGCATATGATGCAGCTTACAGGAAAGACAAAGCTGGTGACAAAGCAAGACAAATAATTAAAGAGTCTATACCAGGACAATTAGCTGTTGGTGTTTCAACAGGGTTAGGCACAGCGGTTAAAGGGACAGCAGAACTAGTAGCTTCATTATCTGATTTATATTTAGATACAGAAATACTAGATAACGTGGAACAAGCGTTAGGTGATGTTGATATAAATAAAATATACGAAGGTGATGCAGGTACATTAGCTAGATTTACATCTATACTTACACAATACGGCACAGGTTTTGCTTTAGCACAAAAGATAGTTAAAAAAATATCAGGCAAAGCTATTAAAACTAGACTTGCAGAAAAGACAGCTAAAAAATTAGCAATGTCAGAGGGTGGTAAAAACTTAGCAAAGTTTGGTGGCTACTATATGTTACCAGCAGGTTTAGCCG